GATTCAGAGAAGATTGATGGAAAGTCTGGTCTGGGTTTTAAATCATAACTAATGGAAGCACAAGGAATTATAAGGAAGATATCAATAGGTGACCTAAAGGAGGGATTAACCTATGTAGTCGGTCAGCCTCAGAACAGGGGCCGGATGACAATTGTACAGGTTCTACACGACACCTATTACCTTGCTGAATTCGGCATCAACAAGTATGATGTCTATGTCAGGGAGGAAGGGGCCGATGTGGTAAAGGTCTGGAAGTCGTTTATGAACGGTCAGATCACTGTTGAATACGATATCCAAGTCGGAGATGAACTCGTTTAACGGGAGGACAATAGTAGAGCGGTCTAAGCGCTCCAATAATACGATAGAGGTTGGTCATCTGACTTTACAGTTGGATACCGCCTTTCGTACTTACTGGCACACCGTTCAGATGGCTATGGTTCGTTCCACTGGAAGGGATGACGTTGAGATTGGTGACCTCGTGTGGGTTCACCACTTCGTTGACGAGCAGGAAATCCCTATAGGGAAGAACATGAGCTTTGTGGAATACAATCAAATTTACTGTAGAAAGAGAGGAGAAAAATTGGAGACACTTGGATACTTTGTACTGGTAGAACCCATTACCTACGGGGAGTTGGGAATGATCCGATCTGAGTCCGGAATCAGACTATCGACCAAAAACGATACTGATAATGCTGAGAAGATCGGCGTTGCTCGGCTCCTGAGCGATAAAGCCAAGGAAGCTGGACTAGCGGACGGGGATCGTGTACTATTTAACAAGAATTGCGAATATGAAATTGAGGTTGACGGTAAGGTTTACTACCGGATGGAGTTGAGAGACATCATTTGCACCGTTGATCCAGATCAAAAAATAAACGTCTAATGGATTATACTGAACTACTTAAGTATCCTGAGTTTAATATCGACGATATCAGGGAGAAACATACGGTAAACGTTGGAGAAAATGAAGCCGGGGAACCGATGACCGTCGATCCAGATTTCACTTTCGATACGAAGGTAGCTTTCAGTTACTTGATATTGACGTACGGGCCGGACTCGGAATTCTCTTCGATCAAGGATATGGTGGAACGCAAGGAACTTGCATTAAAAAAGGCTAAAGTGCCGAAGCAATTCCATAAAAAAATCCTTACGAATGAGAATCCGATGATCGGCGATATGTTGACAAGGTTCTTCCGGGTGTATGAAGACTTCGATTATGAGCTATTGATCTCTGGTAAAGAGGCGCTTATCACATTATTGGAAGTTGTCCGGAAGCCTATCAACACTCACTTGCAAGATGACAAAGAAAGGAATGCCGTTAAAGCCAAGCGAGAGTGTTTCGATGACGCTAAATACATCATGTCTGAGCTTCGTAAGATGCTTCAGGACTTAGGTGAGATGTCTGAGGACGCTGCCGAGGCTGTCAAAAAGTCAGTCTATAAAGGTGGGTTTGCTGAAAAAATGGCAGACTAGCTTGCAAATCTGGATTATTTTTTGTATCTTTGCAGCTTATGAATTCACTTCAAGAAAGTCAAGCTAATCTACTCTATTCCATTTCACTATTCCCCAAGAACAAGGGGAGGGTTGAAACGTTATCGGACATAGAAATAACCCTTCCTAAACAGCCGGGGAAAAGCAAGATTCTCTTTTCCAATAAGGTTAAGAAGAATCAGAAGTGGGAGAGGCTTGATCTTCCGGAGGGATTCAGGTGGGATAAGCCACAGGACGAATACACTGAGGAAGAGGTCGATTGGATCATGGCTGATGCTGATCGACGATTGAATGGAGTCTGGTTTATGAACAATGGAGTTCCAACGTATATTACGGGAGTTCATTATTTTTATATCCAGTGGTGCAAGATTGATGTTGGGTACCCTGAGTACAGGGACAGAGATAGGAGATTCTTCACATACTGGCAAGCCTGCGTGACCGATCCGAAATGTTACGGAATGATCATGGTGAAGCACAGACGAGAAGGAGCTACCTTTAAGGGCGCTGCTATCGTACTGGAATACGTCACCAGAACACGTAATGCGAATGGTGGACTGTTAAGCAAGACAGGTAAGGACGCTAAGGAATTCTTCTACAAGCTTGTGAAGATGTTCCGTTCACTGCCTCACTTTTACCAGCCGATGATTGCTGGAACGGACAACCCGAAGACCGTATTGGAATTCGATAAGCCCGGAGAAAGAATTACGAAGGAGACTAGGACTGTTCAACTGTCTGACGCTCTGGAGAGTAAGGTTGAATGGGGAAACACATCTGAGAACTCATTTGACTCATACAAGCTTGCGAGATTCGTTTGTGATGAAGGAGGTAAGTGGGAAGAAGCGAATGTTATAAAGAACTGGCAAGTTGTTAAGCCGACTCTTTCTAACCGTATCCTTGGGAAAGCATTTTTCCCTTCTACGGTAAACGAGATGACCAGAAAGGGTGGAGCCAACTTCAAGGAGCTGTGGGATGGAAGTGATCCTAATAGCAGGCCAGCCAACGACCGCACGATAGAAGGTCTGTACAGATACTTCACCCCTGCGTACGACGGCCTTGAGATGGCGAATGAAGTATTTATTGACGAGTACGGTAACTCGATTATTGAAACACCGAAGAAGCCCGTCATGGGAATCAACGGTCAATGGGTTACGATAGGCGCTAAGGAGTTCCTGCAAAATATCAGGGATTCACTAGCTCACGACACGAATAAACTTGCAGAACATAAAAGGCAGTTCCCTTGGAATCCGGAAGAGGCTTTCAGGGTTCAGACAAACAACTGCGCATTCGATGCTGAGAGATTATATCAGCAAAGAGAATGGAACGATCTATATGCAAGTAGGCTTGTTACTTCCGGAAACTTTGTCTGGAAGAACGGGTTTGGAAGCGAAGTTAATTGGATACCTTCAGGAACAGGAAGATGGAAGGCTACGTGGTGGCCTGATCGAGAACATCAAAACCTGATATCAGCAGGCAACATGGGCAAGCTGATGCCGGGGAATATTATGACAACCGTTTCTGGAGCCGACCCGTATGACCACTCAAAGACCACTGATCCAAGAGGCTCGAAGGGTGCATCGTACGTTTTTAGAACATATAACCCTGCCGTAGAAGGGACGTATCAGTTTGTGTGTCAGTATGTTCACCGACCATCGACTGTATTTGAGTTCTACGAAGACATTTTAAGACAGTGCATTTTCTATGGGTGCCAGATACTTGTTGAGAACAACAAGATCGGTATGATTAACTGGTTCGAGGATAAAGGCTATAAGCATTACCTCATGAAACGCCCGGAATCGACGCACACACAATCAAGTAAGCGCCAGACATCGCTAGGTATTCCTACCTCCGGAGACGTTGTTAGGGATGGCCTGATAAACAACTTAGAGAAATATGTTGTTGATTGCTGCGGTTACGATTTAGAGTCTGGTGAAGGAGGCACTATGTTCTTCAACGAATTAGTTGAGGATTTGCTTGTCTTCGAAGCTTGGGATTGGCAGAAGTACGATGCCACAGTAGCAGCTGGACTGACCCTCCTTGCAACGCAAAAAGCTGTAAGGAAGAAGGTTGAGATTCAGGACAATTACCAATTGGTAGCAACATTTAACAATTCAGGAAAACGATCAGTTAGAACGAGTTAAACATGGAAAACACACACGGATACCCAAATCCGCTCGCATCAGAAGCGGAAAAAGAAACATTAGAGTACGGATTACAGTACTTCAGAAGCCTATATCACGATTGGGCTGGAGAGAATAACGTCCTTCTGGACTCAAGACGCCTTCGCTGGCAGACAGCGAGAGACTACGCCGGGGGGAAACAGGGTGTTCAACAATACAAGGATTTACTTGCGGCGAATGGAGATCAGTCTTACATCAATCTCGATTGGTCTATAGTACCTATCCTTCCAAAATTCGTGGACATAGTGGTGAACAGTCTGACCAATGCGGACTACCATATCAAGGCAGATGCAATCGATCCGGTTGCAGTAGATAAGAAAAAGCAGGACGAGCTGAAGATTAAGACAAAGATGATCATGAAGGATTTCCTTATGGATATCGAGAACATGACCGGAATGCCTCTTTCTCAGGACAGCACATACGAGCCAGCAGATCAGGACGATCTGGAACTTTATATGCAGCTTACCTATAAGCAAGCGTGTGAAATAGCTATAGAACAGGGACTTAAGCTCGCAATGACCATCAATGAATGGAGAGAAGTTGCGAAGCGTGTGATCCGTGACTTGGTTGTGATCGGCACTGGTGCTGTAAAAACAGAACTCGATCATCGTGGCGTCATCATACGCTATGTCGATCCGATGTTCATGGTTACCACTTACTCAGATGATAACGACTTCAGTAAGATTACTCATGCAGGCGAGATCAAGCGTATCACTATTTCGGCCTTAAAAGCTGAAGCAGGAAGCTCAATATCCCCTGAAGAGTATGAATACATCGCTACCCAATTCGCTGGGAAACATGGTAATGCAAAGAAATTCAGGACTGTACCAATCATAACTAACTCAGGATATGAGTATTATGAGTTTGACAGCTTCTTGGTCGATGTAATGGATGCTCAGTTCATAGTGCCGAATAGTATCACCCACGAGAAGAAATACAATAAGTTTGGTGGATATTCAATGAACAAGCGCCCGGAGGGATATATCCTACCAAAGGAGAGTAAGTATAAGCGTGAACTTATTGTCACTGACTATGAATGTAAGTATAGTGGCAAGTGGATTGTTAGCAGTGGAATCATGTGGGATTACAAGAAAGCTGACAATCAGGTACGTGCAAAATCTGCACTTCATAAGACGAAACTCGATTATATCATCTACTCACCGGACTTGGACTTCATGAGAAATCAATCCTTGACCGAGAGAATGATCCCGTTCGCTAATCAAATTCAGCTGGTTCACCTTAAGATTCAACACCTTGTAG